TTAAACAATTGGCGAGTAACTAAGACTTGTCTTCGATTGGGTAGTAGGATAGTTGGTAAGTGCATGATGGGTTCAACTGTTAATGCACTAGCTAAAGGTGGGCAAAACTTCAAAGATTTATATTATGATTCAGATCCTAATAAGCGTAATGCTAACGGTCAGACAAAAAGTGGATTATATTCTCTGTTTATTCCGATGGAATACAATATGGAAGGATTTATTGATGAATACGGCTTTGCTGTTATAGATAATCCAAATGTTCCCACCATGGGAATAGATGGAAGGTTAATCAAGGTTGGTGCTGTTACATATTGGGAAAATGAAGTTGAAGCATTAAAGCATGACGCTGATGCACTCAATGAATTCTATAGACAGTACCCTAGAACTGAGTCTCATGCATTTAGAGATGAGTCTAAGCAGTCTTTATTTAACCTTACTAAGATATACCAACAGATAGACTATAACGACTCATTGATAAGAGATAGAGTGCTTACAAGAGGTTCCTTTAGTTGGAGAAATGGAGAAAAGGATACGGAAGTTATTTGGACTCCTGACTCACGAGGCAGGTTCTTAGTATCATGGGTTCCACCAGAGAACTTGAGAAATAATGTTGTAATGAGAAACGGCAAGCGATGCCCAGGCAATGAAGAGTTTGGTGCATTTGGATGTGACCCGTATGATATATCTGGAGTTGTAGGTGGAGGTGGATCTAACGGTGCATTGCATGGCTTAACGGCAACTTGTCTACATCCAGACATACCATCTAATATGTTTTTCTTAGAGTATGTTGCAAGGCCGCAGACGGCAGATATATTCTTTGAGGAAGTACTTATGGCCTGCGTATTTTATGGCATGCCTATATTGGCTGAGAACAATAAGGCAAGGATGCTGTACCACTTTAAGAACAGAGGGTATAGAGGATTCTCTATGAATAGACCTGATAAGAATGTTGCTCAGTTAAGTAAAACTGAGATTGAGATTGGAGGTATACCGAATACATCTGAAGATATTAAGCAAACCCATGCCGCATGTATAGAGTCTTATGTAGAACAGTATGTAGGGTTTGATACAGAAGAGACGTACAGAGATTCTGATTTAATTGGAAATATGTATTTCACTAGAACACTTGAGGATTGGGCTAGATATGATATAAACAATAGAACAAAGTTTGATGCATCTATTAGTTCTGGTCTTGCTATAATGGCTACACGCAAGCATCTATTCAAGACAGAGACCAAAAAGTCGAAAATAATGATTAAATTTGCGAGATACGACAACTCGCACAATAATAGCAGTATTATAAAAGAATGAAGATCCCAGAGATAATTATAAGCAATGCTCCATTTCCAAATCAGCTAGCTTCTGATGAAGTGAAAGCATCAATGGAATACGGATTAAAAACTGGAAAAGCTATCGAGGCAGAATGGTTTAAGCGTAAGGGAGGATCTTGTAGATACTACGATCAGTTTGGGCAGTTTCATAAACTTAGACTTTATGCTCGTGGAGAGCAACCTATTCAAAAATATAAGAATGAGATATCTGTAGATGGTGATCTATCGTATCTTAATTTAAATTGGGATATTGTTCCAATCATACCTAAGTTCGTTGACATAGTTGTTAACGGTATGTCTGACAGACTTTATTCTGTAAAGGCACAAGCTCAAGACATAATGTCTGCTGAGAAGAAGAATTTGTTTCAGGATATGGTAGAGGCTGACATGGTATCTAAGGATTTACTATTGAAGGCTAAGGATCAGTTAGGGATTAATGCATTTAATGTAGACCCAGATGAGCTTCCTGAGAACGATGAAGAGTTGTCTCTTTACATGAATCTTAAGTACAAGCCATCAATAGAAATAGCTGAAGAAGTTGCTATTGATACAGTATTTCAGATGAATGACTTTTCTACTGTCAGAAGAATGGTAGACAAGGACCAGACTGAGATTGGTATAGGTGCAGTTAAGCATAGTTTCTATCCTGGAAAAGGTGTATCGGTTGAGTACGTTGATCCAGCAAATATGATTTGGAGTTATACTGAAAAGCCTGACTTCTCTGACTGCTATTACTTTGGTGAGATTAAACAGATGCACTTTACTGAGCTTAAAAAAATTAAGCCAGACATCAGTGATGAAGAGTTGTTAGAAATTCAACAGTCAGGAAGTGCATGGTATAATGCATTCCCAGTTATATATAAATACCAAGACGATATATTCTCTAATGAGTTAGTTACTCTTTTATATTTTAATTATAAGACAGACAAGAAGTTTGTTTATAAAAAAAAGAATCTAGAGAATGGCGGATCTAAAGTAATTAGAAAGGATGGCTCATTTAATCCAGAGGATAATGAGATGTTCCAAAAAGTAGAGGTCAGCAAAGAAGTTTGGTACGAAGGTGTAATTGTAGCTGGTACTAATATTATACTTCAGTGGGAGATGTGTAAGAATATGGTTCGTCCTAAGTCTGCATCTAACAAGGCTACTTCTAATTATGTATTGTTTGCACCTAGAATGTACAAGGGGCAGATTGATTCATTGGTTAAGAGAATGATTCCTTTCGCCGACCAAATACAATTAATACATTTAAAGTTACAGCAAGTACAAGCAAGGATTGTTCCTGACGGGGTATTTATTGATGCGGATGGATTGAATGAAGTTGACCTTGGAACAGGTGCAGCTTACAATCCAGAGGATGCACTTAAGTTATACTTCCAAACAGGTTCCGTTATTGGTAGGTCTTATACTGGTGATGGCGAATTCAATAATGCTAGAGTTCCAATTCAAGAATTAAATAGCAACAGTGGTCAGTCTAAGATTGGTGCACTTATTGGAAGTTACAACCATTACTTGAGTATGATTCGTGATGTCACTGGACTTAATGAGGCTCGTGATGGATCAATGCCTAACCCTGATGCACTTGTTGGTGTTCAGAAGTTAGCAGCATTAAATAGTAATACAGCAACTAGACACGTAATGGAAGCTAGTCTTTCTATCGTTAAGAGGATTGCTGAATGTGTATCTATAAGAATATCTGACATACTTAACTACGCTACTTTTGCAGATCAGTTTGCGATGCAGATTGGAAAATACAATATGAGAATACTTAACGACGTTAAGGACTTGTATTTATATGACTTTGGTATATTCATTGAACTTGATCCAGATGAGGACGAGAAAGAGATGCTAGAGAGAAATATTCAGATAGCTTTACAGAGAGATGCAATTGACCTAGAGGATGCGATTGATATCAGAAATGTAAAGAATATAAAAGTAGCTAACGAGCTGTTGAAGGTTAAGCGTAAACGTAAACTTTTAGCTCAACAGAAGAGAGAAGACCAAGTTTCACAGATGCAGGCAAATAATAATGCTATGTCTCAACAAGCTGCTGCTGACGCTGCCATTCAGAAAGTTCAGGCTGAAGCTCAGGTTAAGTCTCAAGTTAAGCAGACTGAGATTCAGTTAGAGATGCAGAAGTTACAGATGGAAGTAGAACTTAAGAAACAGTTAATGGAACTAGAATTCCAATACAATATGCAATTAAAAGGAATTGAAGTAGATGGACTTAAGAAACGAGAAGCAGATAAGGAAAAAGCTAAGGACAAAAGAGTTGACCTACAAGCAACTAGACAATCAGACCTCATCGAACAAAGACAAAAGCAGCTTCCTGCAAAAAACTTTGAAAGTGCTGAAGACGATTTATCAGGATTTGACTTAGAATCATTTGGACCAAAATAGTATGAAGAAGGGATTGTACGCAAATATACACGCTAAACAAGAGCGTATTAAAGCTGGGTCAGGTGAAACAATGAGGAAGCCTGGTACTAAAGGTGCACCTACAGCAAAGGCATTTAAGCAAGCAGCTAAAACAGCAAAGAAGAAATGAAAGATTCAAGATTAGAACGAGCTGGAGTTAAAGGTTTTAATCAACCAAAGAAGACTCCTAATCATCCAACTAAATCTCACATTGTAGTTGCTAAGGTTGGTGATACTATTAAGACAATACGTTTCGGACAGCAAGGCGTTAAAACTAATCAGACAGTTGGACAGAGAAAAGCATTTGAAAGTAGACATGCTAAGAACATAGCTAAAGGAAAGTTATCTGCTGCATGGTGGGCTGATAAAGTAAAGTGGTCACCAAGTAAGACTGCATCACCAAGCAAAAAATGGGTTAAAGGATCATGAAGACTATATCTATACAAGGAATAAAGCATCTAATCAAGAAGAATAAGAAGGGAGATATTGTTGTTGAACATACCAATATAAATAATGGTAAGTATGACAAATTGAATCTAACTAAGATGGCTAAGGTAAAGACTGTTTCAGAAGGTGTTAAGGCAACTAAGAAATGGCATAAAGAAAATCCATATAAAAAGAAACAATGAAAAAGATGACAATACCTAAGCCTAAAAAGGCTTCAATTGCAAAGACAATAAAAACTAAATCAGTGCCAAAGTTTAAGATGCCGAAAGCACCAAAATGTTAATATTGTTTTTTTAGTTAATTTTGTAACAAATTAAATCAAATATAATGAGTGAATTCAAAGTTAGGGCTGTAGAGTTCGAAGAGAAATCTGTAGTTGAACAAGAGCAAGAACTCGTAGATAGACACGAAAGAGAAGTCTTGGGTGAATCTACAGAAAGTGTTACCGAGGAGCCAATAGTTACCGAGGAGACTATAATAGATGAAAAAAGTGAACAGGCAGTACCTGTCACTTATGATATAAAAGACGAAGACGTTCTTTCACATATTAAAAACAGATACAACAAAGATATAAACTCTTTGGATGATTTGTTTGCGCAAAGAGATGCTAATGATGATCTACCTGAAGACGCTGCTGCTTTTTTAAAGTTTAAGCGAGAGACTGGTAGAGGAATCGAAGATTTTGTACGACTTAATAAGGACTACGATAAGATGGACGAAAAGTCTGTATTATATGAGTATTATAGAAATACAAATCCAGAGTTTGACGATGAGGATATCTCATTTAAGATTGGAGAGTTTTCATATGATGAGGACTTCGATGATGAGAAAGATATCAAATCTAAAAAGCTATCATTAAAGCAAGAGCTAAAAAGAGCCAAGCAGTATCTAGAAGGTCAGAAAGAACAGTATAAAATTCCGCTTGAGTCAAGTAGGGGTTTTGTTCCAGATGAAGATAAAGATGAGTTTGAATCTTATAAGCTATATAAGCAACAGGTAACAACATCTGAGCAAGAGGCACGCAAAAGGTCTGAGTATTTTGAAACTAAAACAAATGAGTTGTTTTCAGATAAGTTCGAAGGTTTCGGATTTAATATCGATGACAACAAGGTTGTTTACAAGCCATCAGATACAAAGGCAATAAAGGAGCAGTCAGATATTACTAAGTTCATTAAGAACTTTTTAAATGAAGACGGTTACGTTAAAGATGCGGAACTTTTTCACAGAGCTATTACCATTGCGTCAGACCCAGATAAGTTTGCTAAATTCTTTTATGAGAAAGGCAAATCGGATGGTGTCGAAGGAATATCTGTTGAATCTAAAAACATTGACATGGGCAGGCCTGCAACAACGGTAACACCGAAAGAAGGTTTCTCAGTTAGGGCTTTAGATGGAGACAGTGTAGAGTATAAAATAAAAAGTAAAACTAAAAACTAAAAAAAAATGAGTTTAAACACACCAGGGTATTCACTTACCCCAAGTTCAGTTAAGGCTACGTTACCTACTAACTACCTTACAAATTTTGATTTCTTGAATCAGTATCTTCCTGATACTATGGAGAGAGAATTCGGACGTTATGGAGATCGTTCTATCGGATCGTTCCTTCGTAACATGAGTGCAGAAATCCCTTCTAACTCTGACTTAATTAAATGGTCAGAAGAAGGTCGTCTTCACACTAAGTATGCAGCAGTAAATGCTGATGATGCTCAAGGAACAGGTACAGCTAACTTTACAGTTACTGATGCTGGAGTTACAGGATGTAATTTCCGTGTTGGTCAAACTGTATTCTTGTCAGCAAATACTGGTTCTTTAAATGGAAAAGGTATTGTTACAGCAGTTAATGTAGGTGGAGATCCACTTGTATTTACAGTTGCTTTCTATGAAGCAGCAGGATCACCTTTCTTTATTAATAGCACAGTTACTGCTTTTGTTTATGGTTCTGAATTCAAAAAAGGATCTTACGGAATGGATGGTTCTTTGGAAGCTGAAACTTCAATCTTCGAAGTTAAACCAGTTATTATCAAAGACAAGTATGCAATCTCTGGTTCT